TTGTCCCTGCCATAGACCGCTATGCGCGGACCTGATCTTGCCATGGACACCTCTCATCATGGGTTAATAGTACCAGGATGACCGCTCAATGTCAATGGCGAAGTAGGGTCAGAAGTATATATTAACGGCGACCACGTTGTGGTCTGGGTTGTTCCCATATAGGTTTAAATGGTGTTTCAATATCCATAGCTTCTTTTTTGGCGCGCTTTTCTTTGCGTTCATCCCGCCAATCTCTTTCTCTGGACTCTGGAACACTATAATCATCTTCATAATCGTCCAGATTAAATTTACGACTCTTACCCATTTTACACCTTTAAACCTGAGAAGTCCTTCCGACCCATTTTCTTTGTTTTCCAACCCATATTCTCTTCCTCATCACGGCGTTGACCAAAATTGGTTTTATCCATGATAGGTTTATCCTCCATGATATCTGATTGGGCCGATTGCTCGACATCATAGAGGCGCATCTTTTCCCGATCCACACCGATAACAAATCTGCGATGCATTGCCGGGTCACTATATCTATTCTTTAACTGTTTTACCATAAACTGACTTAGCTCTTGTAATTCCTCAGTCGAGATAAGTGCAATCATGAAATCGGCAGTCGCAGGTAGACCAAATGATTCTGATGTGTCAGTCAAATCAACATCAGAACTGGCATAACCAGATCGAGTGGTTTGAGTAGCAGATACGATTGGTACGTTTCTTTCTACAGCTAGTCCACGAAGTTCCTCAGCTATAGCCTTAACATAGGTATAGCTATTAACATTGGAACCTGTTTTGATGCGCGCTGACATACAAATATTTAGATAATCGATATAGATGATGTCAGGAACAAATGAACGCTTCAGGTTCAATTCATTGAGTAGATGACGGAAATGCCCAGCATGGGCTGAAGCTGTTGGATATTCTTTGATAATGAGCTTGCCAGTAGTCTTTGCTCGAATACCTGCAATCTTCTTTTCATATAAGTCTTTAGGCAGAGATTGTAAATCCGGAATCGGTACATTCAGTAGGTTAGCATCAATACGTTCAGCGATCTTTTCTTCAGCCATTTCCATCGTGATGTATAGAACATTCTTACCCATCATCAAATTGGCTGCGGCCATATGACACATTGCTAGAGATTTACCAACACCAGTGCCCGCCAAAATAATATTCAGCGACTTGCGTGATAGACCACCTCTAGTAATCTTATTCATGTATTCTAGATCAAACGGAACCTTTTCTTCTACGCGATGATAGAAGTCATATCGACCCTGATAATCATCGATCAGGTCATGGCCGATATGTGTATCAAAGGATACACCAAGTGCATCGGTGAGTATCTGTGGGATTGATCCCTTACTGCGATCTTTATCTTTACCATCAAGGATAGTAATGCTATCCATGATTGCATTATAGATGGCCCGCTCTTGACAAAACTTTTCAGTAGAGTCAAGCAACCAGGTCTTATCGACGGGCTCAGGTCGAGTAAGCCCATCGATAACCTGCATAACAGACTGATGTTCCTTCTCACCCAAACCCTTGGTGCCTTCTATTTCGATGGATAGGGCCTCACGGGTAGGAAGAGAATTATATTTCTCCATGAACTCTGAAATGCGAGAATATACTAGCTTTTCAGAGACATCAGAGAAATATTTTTCGCTTACAAAAGGTAATACCTTTCGTGCAAAATCATCATCATGTAGTAGGTGCCGAAGCACCGTCGTTTCGATTCGCATTGATTTCAGCCGTTGTTTCAATTATATGATATAGTATTGATGCTATGGTACGTTCGAAGTCTTGATTACCCTTAGTATTAAATTCATTTTCTAATACTGTATAGGTAAATCTGACGACTGCATTATCTTCATCATCAAGAGATTCGCCAACCTTGACGGTATCGAAACGAAATACCGTCCCTTTGAACTTACCAGACTCAATACCAAAGCACATGTGGTCTTTCACTTCAGCGTGATCAACCACTGTATACTCAGCTAGCGGTCTCGTTGGCACTTTCTTCTTCGTCATGTTCTACCTCACTTGTTTCACCTTGACCATACTTAAATTCTTTTGCTGCGACCGCATCAATACGATCTAGCAAATCTTTTGTAAAGAACCGTTCAGGATCTTGTTCAATTTGCTTTGCATAATATTTTCCACCATCAGGCATTTCAAAACGATTCGCGATCTTCTTGATTATACCATATTTCTCAGCCAAGTCAAGCAATCCGTAGTAACGATCAAGGCCCTTATCATAAGATAGCCTTACATCAATCGACTTGTTTTCCTTAGTAAAGCGACTCTTGGCTACACGACAATGAATAATATTACCAACAACCTCTGTACCATCACGATCTTTCTTCTTAGACAGAAAAATAATCTGTGAGGCTGCATACTTCAAACCTTCACCACCACCCATGTCTTTGGTCGGTACATATGCACCGATCACATTGAAGATATGATTGGTCACCAGCAGCGATACATTGGCCCGCGCAAGCTTGAGTGATAGTGCGCGGAAAGCTCCACGAATAAGCTGTGACCGAGTCATATCGCGTGTATTCTTACCCTCTGCGATATCTTCCAATTCTTTTTCAGTTGAAAGCTGACCAAGAGAGTCAAGCACCATGAGCATCTTTGGGCGTTCTTTCTCAGGCACCTTGAGATAATTATCAAGCGTCCTCATAACATGAGTGCGAAAGCCTTGCACAGTGGCCTGCTCAGAAATAACAACCCTGCGCGGATCGATTCCACGAGCTACAAACATTTCCTTAGTAACCGCAGCTTCTGTGTCATAATAAAAGACACCAGCATCTGGATTATCTTTCAGGAACTGTTGCACGAGACCAAGAACAAAGAATGTCTTACCCGTTGCACTCTCACCAGCAAATGCTGTGATCTTATTGTTAGGCACACCACCATAGATGCTGCCAGATAGTTCTGCGTTTAATAGATATGAACCTGTATCCATTGCACCAGCAAATTCTGATGAATGTAAACCATCATCAGCAATATGTGTATCAACGTCGCCGATTTGTTTAACCAAATCTCTAAAGAAATCTTTGCTCATGATTTATCTCCTTGTCTAAATTCTGTCATGTAGCTATTGTCTGTGATTAGATTTCGTTTGTTTTCTACGGAATATACTGTCATGTCGATCTGATATCCTGGGTTATTTTTGAGCGGCACATCAATCCATGCATCATCATGCCATATGATCCTATTGTTTGGGTATGCATAAAAATTACCATCATCAACCTTAAACATGTGAGCACATTTATGCTCAGGTGTCTCACTAAAATTGGTATCTAAGATACCTTTATTCTCCCATGACCAATCCATAGTAAACATATATTCACCGCTAATATGACTACCATCACAACGAATTAGTTGTGCGCGTAGCCCGGCCATACGAGTGCGAATATTAACATCAATATATGGGCTAAAGCAGTTCCAGTAATAGCAATCCTCAATCTTTGGAACTGGTGCATCCTTCTTCCAACAGAAGGCCATTAGTGGTCGGCGTGTCCAATTGACACCATTATCTAGAAATGCTTCAAAGAGAGGTACTCGCTTCTCCATGCTTGCGACACTATGCACATCACATAGTGTAAATTCACCATGACCCTTCTCATGATTGTACAGATATTCATTCCGCATATAACATGTGAATGTCGGAAGATTATGATTCAAGTATGCCATTAGGTGAAAAACTTCTCCAGTGTAGGCCTATCTTCATCTTGCCAACCAATCACATCAAGGATCGAGCGAAGTGGATCAAGAAATGCCTTTTCAAACTGTGTCTTATAATCTATGTATCGGTCAATCTCAAACTCTGATGGTAGAACGGATGCGATAGCCAATACATTCTCATTTAATGGATTGGGCATTTTCATATAGCAAAATTTTACCTTATCACCATCTTTGATAAGATCATAGGTCTTATCAAGCTTGAGTTGTTTGAGTCGAGTATTATATGTTTGACTAGCTCTAACATGAATTGGAATACTCTTCTCGGCCATCTTATATTTTGCAAGACCCTGAATACCTCTTGGGAATGCGATATCTTCGAAGCGCATCTTATTGAATTCCTCACGGAAAGATGCAATAAATTGATGCATTGCGCTTTCATCTTTAGTCATAATGATGTTCAATGCATCTTTAATAGCCTTGCGACAAAATGCGGGAGTCGAAGATTTGACTGCTTCGATGCCCATCATCTTTAGCTTTGGTGTTTCATACCGCACACCTTCAGAATCATGAACATTCAGAATGTAACGCTTCTT